TGACTTGCCTGCCTTGCTCTAATCGCTCTGTGGCAGTTGCGTAGCTGCCCTTGTCACCATCCATAGCGTTTGGGGTTCTGAGCAAGTCATTGACAACCGTCTCCCTGACATTTGCATAGCCGCCTTTGCCTTTGTTCTTTTCTTTCTGCTCGGTAGTTCTAGCTGGCAAGTGATCCATAGTGTTTGGGGTTGGAAAGTAGGTCATCATTTGCCCGCTGAGAGTTACCTGCCCACCTCTAGCCTTTGACTTGTCTTCTGGCTGATGACCTCGCTCTGCTTCGCTAGCTGCTGGGGTTCTGAGTAAGTCCTCTACAAACTCAACGGGATTTGGGTTTGAGCCTTTTCTAAACTCAGGTGAGCGACCGCTAGTTGCTGTCGTTACCGTCCCGAATACTTGGGTAGGCAATGATGAAAACTCTGAATCGGTTGTGTGGTGCGCCTGCATCGGCAGCTCGAACACCTGTCCATTTCGCATCCATCCCGATGTCTGCCAAGTCTGCGAGAACGGCTCCAAGTGCCCGCATAGAAGGCTCTCCATCCCCACTATCTCCCACACAGAACGGGCAGGGTTCCAAATCAGGGTTGGCTGCTGTTGCGCTAAGGATTCCTCTGACATTTTCAATTACCACCAATCTAGGCTTGATTTCTACAATCGCTCTTTTGAACTCAGACCATAAGCCTGAGCGTGTTCCTTCTTTTAGTCCTGCTCGCTTCCCTGCAAGGGACAAGTCCTGACACGGGAAACCGCCCGTCAGAATGTCTACGGGTTCGACCTGCGTGAAGTCAACCTTTGAGACATCTCGGTAGTTCGGAATACCTGGAAAGTGCTTGTCCAGAATCTTTGCGGGAGCCTCATCCCACTCACAATGCCAAGCGACCTCTGCGCCTGTCACGTTTATCACGGCAAGATCGAGACCGCCGTATCCTGAGAACAAAGAGCCTATCTTCATTTCTCTAGCTCATTCATCTTGTGAAACGCCTCACGAGCGACATTGTCTCTAGCGCCACCTGCCCAGCGACCTGCGTTGAAGTAGGTCTTCTTGAGGTCTTCTAGCTTTGCTTTGCGTTCGGCTGCAATCCGCTTAAGTTCGATGCTCTGCAACTGCTTTGCCGTGAATTCGGGATTGCCCTCTAGTGCCAAAGCTCGCTCACGCATCCTTCGGGCCAGCTCCTCTAAGCGATTAGAAAAGCGAACCGAGTTCTCCTGTTTCATGTTTCTCCCCTTCTTTAGTGACATAAAACCACTTGTTCTGCATCCTGTCAAATACAGGTTGCTCAAAGTCATCCCATTGACCAAGCTTCCAACCATTGACTCTGGCCTCTCTTGAAATCTCAGCGTTGGATTCCATGGCGTAGTTCAACTCAGCGCAAACCCTTATTAGGTTCGGGTAAGTGTCCAGAAGCTTTGATCCGCCCATGCCACGATTCTTTCGATGGTGAACTTGCAGTCCAACATCTTCGCCACAATGAGGACAGTATGGCCACAGCTCCCTGAGCTTCTGAGCCATCTTCTGTGTTATTGCCATTCTCTAAATTTTCTCCACTCCATAATTGTTTTGCCCCCTTTACTGCTATTGCAAGAACCGCATGAAGCAACCAGATTGCCAATACTATGTTGACCTCCTCTAGAAACTGGTATCACATGGTCAAGAGTTGGTTTTGACATTTCGGTGTGACAATAAAAACAATTCGATGTCGCCAGCAATTTCCGCATGTCTTTCTTGATTATCGAAAAAATACCATTTTGTTTTTTTCGTGTTCTGTATCGAGTAAATTCTTCTTGAACCTTTTCAGGATTTTTAGATCGCCAATTTCTTTTTTTAGCATTTTCTTTTGAGCGATTTTCTTTAGCCCAAATACGGTTTCTTTCACGCCATAAATCTTTATTTTGCTCATAATGCAATTTCTTGCGTAATTTTTCAGACTCGACGTTTTTCTCTTCCCAGGCACGTTGAGAAGCTCTTTTTTTGTCACGGTTATTTTTCTGCCATTGTCTGTTTACTTCTGCAACACGCTCTTTATTGTTTAGGCGATAAACTTTGCTAATCTCAGAATCGCATTTTTTGCAAACAGCGGAAACGCCAAATTTTCCACTTTTTTTCTTCCAAAAATTGTTTGTTGTTTTTGATTGCTTGCATTTATTGCAAGTCTTATAATCTTCCATAGTCAAGCTCCGTTCTTGGCTCATGCCCCAGGCTGTTGACGCAGCGCTGGGGTTTTTATTTTAGCTCAGCTTGCAGCAATTTTGTGGCAGTTCCGAGGGCCATGATTGAAGTTTCAATGGATTTGATTTTCATGCGGATTCTATTTACTTCTGCTTTTCTCAAATCTCTTTGAAGTCTGGCCCCAGAAGCCTCCAGCCGTGCTATTGCTTGACGATCAGCTATTGTCCCAGATTGACGAATAAACGCCTTCTGCTCGATTGTGTCTAGTTCGTGTTCGGCTTCTGCCAATGCAACCTCGGCAGCGTATAGCGCCTCATGCCCTCTGCTGTTTTCTGAAGTAAGTTCAGCTAGGGCTTTCTGTATCTCTGATGGAGTCATGCAACCTCAATAAGTAAAAGATTAGTTCTCGGTTCCAGAAGGCGGCCAGGCTGTGATCACCCAACCTGACCGCCACGATGTAGGCGTGTTCTAGCTCAGCTATCTTGGCTATCAAGAGATTCTGCACGGGCTTTGACGACATCTAGGACTTCCTTAGACGCACCTTGCGCCCTAGCTCTAGTGTAAAGCTGACGGAGAGCATCCTTGTCCTTAGCGGCCTCGACTTCTGCCATCCAGTCAGTCGCCTCAATGCGGTTCACCTTTTGCATTTCCTCTCGGCTGGAACGCTTGTTGCCTGAAAGGTTCATGTTTGCAAGTGCTCGACCTATCGCCGAGGTCTCCGCATTCTCTGCTGCTGATCCGTTGTTAGCCCCACCTGTGCCGTCAATCTCTGACGCATAGCCTGTTGCTTTAGCTAACCCGTTAGCCTGGTCGCCTGCCGAAAGATAAACAGAAGCCTTGAAAATCCATGTGCGAGGATTTGTCAGTTGCTCGCCCCATTCGGAAACTAGCTCTGTTGTGATTCTGCCGTCAGGGTGCTCGGCATAGAAACGCTTGATGCGTTCTTCGACTGTCTCATAGTCGGCAAGGTTGAACTTAGGCATCGTCTTCCTCCTCCTCAATCTCCTCTTGAAACTTCCAGCCCTCATTCATCCAGAGAGCAGCGTCAATGCCCTTGACGTAGAAGTATTTGAGAAGGCCGTTGTTGTCCTGAACAATGCCCGTGATTCGCCCTGTGACGAATGTAATGTCATCGCCAACCTCACGGCTGACTGTGACTTGATCCCCTAAGAAGACCTGCATTTACTTTCCTTTCTTGTTGATCACTAGGAACGGAAGCCCCATCCCTCGTGCCTGTCGTGATGCTACACGAAATTTCTGTCCGTCAATCTCAACGTAGGCGTGTTTAGCCTTGCCCATTGATTTGAGGACTTGTGACTTTGCGAGGTTCAATTCGGCCTGCGCTGCGTCAACCTTTTCTTGTAGCGTGACTAGGTCTACTGCGCCTTCAATCTCGACTTCTTCGTCAATGATGTCGGGGTGTTCTTTTCTTACGGCTTCGTAGGTCGCCTCACTACCATCCCAGACGGGCTGTGTGCCATTCTGAAGGCAGTTCCAGAAGGTTCGGGCATAACGCCTAGCAACGCCAATTTCAAAGTCGTCACGAGCAACCTGGTGCTCTTGATAATCCATACCGACTAGGGCAACGATTATGCCCTCGTCAAGTGATAGGACATCAAGGTAGTGCTGCACCTGTGCGACATAGGCAGGAGGCACTTCATACCAGTAGTTGCGAGAGGTCTTGACCTCAATCACGATCCACTTGTCCCTAGCCTTGTCGTAAGCCAGAGCGTCAGGGTTTGCGTGCAGGTAAGGAATGTCAGGGTGCTGATAGGTTCCCGTGACGTAGACATCAAGTTCAGGGTGTTGCTCGGCGAATAGCTCAAGAATCGGGGTCTCTAGCTTTGTCCCAATCTTCGCTGCCATTGAGGTGATGTCCTCGGTGGGGATTAGCCCTGAGCGCTTAGCCCAGAGGGAGTAAGCCGAGTCCCACGGGTTCAGCCCCATCAATGTCCCAATCTCACTTCCGCCGATTCCGTCTGCACGAGCCTCGTGCCATTCTGAAGTGCCGTTCTCGAAGACTCCAAGCAGTTTCGCTCTGTTGAAATCTTGTGGTGCGTAAAGCTCCATTTTTCTTCCTTTCGTTAGTAGCCTTACTTTATGACCAGCCAAGGACATCTTTCGTCAAAGTATTTTGCGTTCTTGAAAAAGATAAACGCAGTTGACCCTGAATGTCAAAAAGTTCCTGAGCTTTATTTCCCTGAGGACATCGGCGACCCTGAAACTCGTAGCGCAGCTATCAAGGTTGCAAAGGCATTATGTCGTGAGTGTGAGCTGATGAGCGAGTGCAGAACCTATGCGCTAGAGACGAATCAAAGGTTCGGTATCTGGGGTGGCACGTTGCCTTCAGAGCGCTGATTTGCACTTTCAATAGACAAGTCCTAATGTTCAGCTTATGAAAGTTGAACGAGCCTATTTAGCCCTTGCCGAGAAGATTCGAGAAGTCGGTGAGGTTGGTTGTATGCAGTCTGATCCCGATGCGTTCTTCCCTGAGACGGGTGGGAACTCCTATGAGTTGCAGAATGCAAAGAAGATTTGTCAGCGTTGCCCTGCCAGGGTCGAGTGTTTGACCTATGCGATTGAAGCGCAGGAACCATTTGGGCTATGGGGTGGGATGACCGCTAGGGAGCGAATCGAAATCAGCCGAAAGAGAAGAAAGGATTATTCCTTACCTTCGGCAAGCTCTGGGTCGTAGTCCTCTACATCATCCCAGTCAAAGTTCCCATCCTCAGTCACCTCTAGGGCATCCTTGACGGCCTCAGAGTCAGTCTTGGCGACAGCAGCCCTAAATGCGTTTGAGATGTCGTGCAGTTCTAGTGTGCCCTTCCAAGCCACAGCCACACCCAAAGTCGTGAGCACGATTGCAAATGCTGATCCGATACCGATGAGGGTTCCAAACACCCAGTCCCCACCGATTGCTCCTAGAGCTGTGCCACCGAATGCTGTTGCCAGGGTTAGACCGATTGACCTAACGACTATCTGCTTGATGTTTTCTTTCATAGCCATTTCTTTCCGCAATGTATGCATTCGTGTTCGTGTAGAGTCACCTGCGGCTCCGAAAGAACCACCTTTTCCTTTTTCGTGTTCGTTTGTTTCTTCTCAACCTGCTGGGTAGCGAGCCATTCAACGAAGTCGAACTTGTCTGAGGTGATTCCGAAGACACCTTTCTCCTTCCAGCTGATTGTGAGGTGAAGGTGAACGCCCGAAGATGCTGAGCCTGTGTTGCCCATAATGCCGATTGTCTGACCCTCGGTAACCTTGTCGCCTACCTTGAGGTCTAGGGCCGTAGAAGCGTCATGCCCGCCCTTGCAGTTGATCCCGTGAGCCTTGCAGGATAGGTGAGAGTATCCGACAAATGCGGCCTTCTTCTTCTTGATGTCCCAGACCGTGTGAACCAGAACCCATCCCAGAACCTTTGAGAACTGCACCAGGCGAACCGTGCCAGAGGCTACGGCAGGGATAGGGGTCTTGCCCTTTGAGGAGCTTTTAGGAGCGAAATCGGTTCCAGAATGAGGTTGTAACCCGTTCTTACGGCGAAAGTCGCTCATAGAGCCATACACGCCCGTAATGGTGTTTGCAGGGAAGGGAAGTCTAGCCATTCAACACACTCCAAATAATCGAAGCCGAACCGCCGATAACTCCAGCAGCTCCAGCCACTAACCAGACCTTGCGCTCAATCGCACGAATGCGAAGCTCATGATCCTTGATGTTTCTCTCAACCCATTCAACGTGTGTAGGGAGCTTCTCGTTCAGTCTTTCGACCTGCTTGATAAGTTCGATGGCCCAGATGGGGATTTGCTCGTCTTGCAATGCCTACACTCCTGCGTTGTGATGTGTAGGTTGCGTCAATTGTAACAGCCCTAGATAACCAGGACAGATGCCTCGTCAGCCGTCAGCGGTTCTCCTGCGATCAGCTTTTGCCGTGCCGAGTCCTTCAGGGCAGCGATGCGCTGTTCCTCAGCCTCACGCTCTAGGCGTTCTTGTTCGGCTTGTGCAGCCATAGCCTCACGCTCAGCGATTTCCTCATCTGAGAGAAACACAATCTGCCTTTCACCTGTCTGGCAGTTGATAACTATTTTTGTTGGTCTATCAGTCATGTCTTTATTTTACCTTTCCTGTTGCCTAGCTAACGCTGACAATTCCATCGCTACCAGAAGTCAGCCCGTAAAGCGTGGCCGAGCTATATTGCACGAAGTTGTATGAGCTGTTGATTATTAGCTCAATCTTGCTAATTGGGTCTGTGACTGTCCATAGCCCTGCAACAATTGCTTGGTCTGCGCCTGTGGCGTTGTTCTCATTTACAGCATCTACCGAATAGCTTTTTGCGACTGAGCTTGTGTAGTTCGGAATGTAGATTGCAGAATTGCCAAATGTGTTTGTTGTGTAGTCGCTTTGAGAAACAAAAAAATCGTAGCTGGCAGTTGAGGAAGATGCGCTTGAACCATTACCAGCTAAATTGCGCCGAGAGTATCCAGTAGTTATTTCGTTGAAGCGAATAATCGCACTAGCGCCAGTTCCGCTCGCCCAGCCTGAAATGAGCAAATACAAATCAGTGAATGTCTGAGGTATGTCAGTAAACACTATTGAGCTTTGTGCGCTTGCTAGTTCTTGATGCTCGATAAGGGTCATTGTCATTTTCTTTTTCCCTTCCTGCTAGCTAGCTATCCCGTATAGGGAGAATGTTGAGCCGATGTTGAAATTCTGACTTCCTACAACAGCAAGTGTATGAATAGCTGAGTTGCTTGCATAGCGACCAGCAGACATACCCATAACTGTGCTACCTAATTGTGGACCACCCGAACGAAACAAAGCGGTCTTGTGCTTATCGGTTGCGCTGTAATCCATGAACTGAGAAACAGACATGAATTCAATGTTTGCCGTATAGGCGTTTTCATCCCAAACACCATAATTTGTGAGAGTGTTTGTTCCGCTGTAAGTGCCTCCGTTGTATTGTGCTTGTGCATAAACATTTGTGTAAATACTTGAGGAGTCTCCGTTTGCCCTAACCTTATAGAACCCATCAGATGCAAAGCTGCCCTTTACAATCAAAATCAAATCCCGATAGGTTGCAGGAATAGAAGAAAAAACAATCTCACTATCTGTCGAAGTCAGCGTGATCGTCGCTAAAGGCACATAAGTAGATACAGGAGGAGAGTAGACAGTAGGCATTATGCAGTTCCCTTCAGACCATACAAACCGAAACGACTGTATTGAGCAAAGCTGTTTGCTTCAGGGTAAAGCTTGATTGAAGTCAAAGCATCTAAATCCCTCCAGTTGCCAGAGTAAAGAATGACAACATTGTTAGTCCCGTCAAGGGTTCCTGTAAGCGTTCTGCTAGTTGTGTATTTTGACGACTCAAATGGGTCAAGAATGTCAATGACAGCAGCGCCGAAATTTGATGCAGTAGAACCAGACCTCGGAACAAATCCTGTTCTAACAAACTGAGTTGAAGTGGCAGCAGTTGATGAAACAGTAGACCCATTGCCCTGCAAATGATGCCAAGAATAATTTGAACCTGTGTCGGCGTTGAATTGCATGTAGAGATAATCCGAACCCGTGCCGCCAGTAGTCGAGCGTGTCAAAGCCCTAATCTGCAAGTGCTGATAAGTCCCTGCATAGTCACCTAATGATGAGAAGGTGACTGAGGCCTGTGAGCCTGTGAGGATTTCTGTTTGCAGTAGGTCATACGAACCTGCGCTGACAGCCTCAGCTTGCGCTTGCACTACTCCTAAGAGAAGCATTTACGCCGCCGTAATGTTGCCGATTACTCGGTATGCGTTTGAACCTAGCCCGACAACTGAGATGACTTCGTATTGTGCGCC